CGGGTGCCGTTGAAGCCCATGTCAGGCGGCGTTGATGGTCAGGCCGCCGGCTTCGATCTGCGGGCGGATGTTGAGCGAGATCGGCAGATCGTCGTCGAGGGCGGCGACGATGCCCATGGCGATGGCACCGGAGGCGGTATCGCACCAGACGGCATGGGTGGCGGTCTGGGTGGCGCCGGCATCGGTACGCTTGCCCCATTGCAGCAGGTTGGCGTTGGTGCGGGTGTCACCGCTGCCGCTCCAGGCGGTGGCCTTGGTCAGGGCGATGCGGGCATAGCCGGTATAGGTGCATTCGTTGGCCAGCGGATCGGCTTCATCGACCGAGGCGCCGGTGACCAGGGCGAGATAGCCGGTCGCCCCGGCGCGCCAGGCGGGATCGACACCTTCGAGGAAGATGTCGAGGGCGTCGGATTCGGATGCGTTCGAGAGGGACATGGTTATTCCTTGGTCTTGCGGCGGGTGGTTTTTGGCGGTTTCTGGGCGTCGACCGCAGCAGGAGCCGGCGGCGGCGCATCGAGATAGACGGCGACGCGCGCTTCATTGACCAGGTGCGCGGCGAATGTGTCGGAAACACGGGCGATGTCGCCCGGCATGAAGCCACCAAGGACGCTGTTCGCGCCGCTGGCGGTGAATTTGATCTGTCGCATGATGGAAGTGCCCCGGCCGGAGCCGGGGCTTATTCACTCATCCGGCGATCAGGAGGCCGGCGGGGTCAGGTCGCCGCCACGGATGGCGGCGGGGACTTCTGTGGCCAGGGCCAGGCGGCGCTCGGCGCGGATGGTGACCAGGTTCTTGGTGAAGTTGTCGCTGTCGGAATCGGACAGCTCGACGACGACGCCTTCGCGGTTGTAGATGGTGCCGGCCTGGCTGAAGGCGCCGACGGCGAAGAGGTCGGCGGTGACGCCGGCGGATTGGACGACGGGAATGCCGAAGAGCAGCGGGCGGCCGCCGTCGTCATAGCGGAACGGCACCTGGCCGGCAGCGGTGGTCAGCAGCTCGGTTTCCATGGTCGCCCAGTCAGCCGGGTTGAGCAGGATACCGGTGGCCGGGTAGCCGGCGTTGTACAGATCGCCGATGACCTTGCGGATCAGGACGAACTTGGCGAGCGTGGAGCCGAGGGCGCCGGAGAGGTAGCCGTGGGCGGTGTAGTTGCCGGAGTCGAAGATGCCTGAGATGTTCGGCGCGCTGCCGTCGCCGATGGCGATCTGGGTTTCGACGCGGCGGTTAACACCGTAGCGCATGCGGCTGTCGACGTAGGCGGCGAGCGCTGCGTTGTCGGCGGCCAGCTGGCGGCTGATCTTGATCCAGTGGGCGACGGTCGAGACGGGCATGTTGACCAGCGACCAGGTGAGCGCCGATTCTGCCTTGGCGGCACCCTCTGCGGCTTCCGCTGCGGAGTTGGTGAAGCTGGCTTCCTTGGTAAATTCGATGGCGTTGGAGCTGGTCGGAAGCGCCGGGAAGAGGCTTTCGAGCGTCAGCATCTGGAAGGCGCCGGGTACGACACCGGGCTTGCGGTCCGGGGCGACGTTGGCGTCGGCGCCGGTCAGCGTGTTCTTGACTTCGAAGCGCGCCTTCTGGGTGTTTCCGCCGGCGAAGGCGGTGTAGACGGCAGACTTGGTGAATTGCTCGCCCCAGGATTCGGCTTTGGTTTCCAGGTCGTCGCGGGCGCTGCCCTTTTGCTCGATCTGCAGGAGGCGGTCGGCGAGTTCGCGTTGCTTGGTGGCCAGGCCTTCGATGGCGGCCTTGGTGTCGGCGGATGCCGTGCCCGTAGCCTTGATTTCGGCCTCGGTCTTTTCGGCGAACTTGATGAGCTGGGCTTCGATGGCCTCGCAGGCCTTCATGACGGATTGGATGTCAGACATTTGGTTTCTCCAAAGTAAAAAACCCGCCAGGGCGGGTCTTGTCTGGTTGAGTACGGGATTTACAGCGGGATGCGCGCCTTGAGCCGGTGCATGACTGCGGCCAGCTCATTCATTGCCTTCGCGTCGACCTCTTCAGTGCCAGGCTCCCCCCGGCTGAAAATGATCTTTGCGCGAGCGACCAGCGCTTCGGTCGCTCCTTTGGTGAGGCCGCCTGCATCCCGCAGGAAGCGCTCGAAATCTCGGATTGTTTCGATCTGCTCGACTTCGTCTGCAGTCTTGATGTCGGTGACGCGGGCCTCGGCATTGGCGGGGTCGGTGACGATGGAAATCTCTTTCAGCGCCTTGATGCGGTGAATGACGCGCACGCCGTCGGCGCGGCGCTCAGTGGCTTTCGAATCGGGAAGAATGGCTACAGACAGCCCCGTGACAAGGCCGGATTTCATGCCCCAATAGGCGTCGACCGCGCTGGGCATCTGCATAACGAGGCCAGCATCGCCGAACAGGCCGCGATCGTCTTCCTTGAGACCGCGCCACTTACCGACCGGCAGGGCGTTGTTGAGCCAGCCATGATTGACGTAGACCGGAACTTCACCACCGTCCTTGAGCACTTCGGCATAGGCGCCAGGCATGATGATGTCGTTCTTGGAGTCGACGTTGCCGAAGATCGACCCGTAACCGCTGAACGCGCCTTCGGCGGCGGCGAACTTGATGTCGCAGTTATTGAGCGACAGGGTTTGATTGATCAGCATGGGCTGCTCCTTGAATCTGGCCGAGCATGTGCAGCGGCGCGAGGTTGGTCTGGGCGGTGAGATCGTTGGCGGCCGGATCAGGCGGCAGGTTTTCGAGCTGGCGGCATTCGTTGCGGGTGAAGATGCCGTTCTGCGTGGCCTTGCTGTAGATGTCCATGCGGTCCTTGAGGCTGGCGCGCAGCAGGGCATCGAAGCTGAATTCGACGGTGTAGCGGGCGCGTTGGGCCGGAGTCAGCACGCGCTTGGTGACGGCTTGTTCGATGCGCACCAGGGCGGGACGGACGGTGAATTTGTAGAAGCCGTCGATCAGTTGCTCGATGCCGCTGCCCCAGGCGGTGACGTTGCTGTGCCCGACGAGGACGGGCGGGACGCCGAACCAGCGGCAGAGTTCTTCGACGCTGAAGCGCCGGGTTTCGAGGAGCTGCTGGTCTTCCGGGGTGAGGTTGACCTGCTGGTATTTCATGTCGGCTTCGAGGACAACGAGGCGCGAGGTGCTGCCTTCGGCCATCTGGCCGAAGTTCTTGCGGATGGCTTCGCGCTGCTCGGGCTTGAGAACGCGGTCGATCATCAGGATGCCGGAGGGCTTGCCGCCATTGGCGAACAGACTGGAGGCGGCGGTCTGCGAATTGGCGGCCTCGCTGGTGGTGGCGCGCATGTGGTCGAGGCGGTCAAGGCCGATGGTGCCGTTGCCGATGTCCTTGATGTGGAGGACGTTGTCGGATGAGAGGACGGCGACGTTTCCGCCAAGGGCGTAGCGATAGACGACGCTGCCGTCCTGGAGGACGTGGACTTCGACCTGGTCGGCAGACATCGGCCATAGGGCGATGGCTTCGTTGTTGGTGCCGCGCTCGATGCGGGCGTAGGCGTTGCCGCGCAGCAGCAGATTGAGGAGCATGGCGACCCAGAATTCAACGGGGGTCATGCGGGAATTCGGGCTGTCGTGCAGCAGCTGGTAGAGCAGCGCGTCACGCGCCAGCTCGCGCTTGCCGTTTTTGCTGGTGTAGACGAATAGCGGCAGGCTGGCGATGACGTTGGCGAGCAGCCAGATGCAGGCCCAGACGGTCGATAGCTGCATGGCGCCGTCAGGCGAGACGGGCGCGGCGCCTTCGATCAGCGCGCCGGTAGTGCCGCCGCTCTGCTTGCCGGTGTTCTCGCCAAGCGACCCGCCCCAGCCAAACCAGCCGAGGAAGGAGGTGAGGTATCGATTCATGCGTTAGCCGATCAGGGGTTCGTAGATGAAGTCATCGATGGCGCTTTGTTCCGGCGCGACGGCCAGCGCCCGGTTCATGGCGACGATGGTGGCGACGGCGGCGTCGATCTTGTTGCTGGCCCGCGATTTGCGCGGGAAGATGTTTTCGTTGCGGTCTTCCTGGACTTCGACGTTGGAGAGCATCCAGACGTAGGCCGGGTTGCCGTCGTGGTGGAAGCGGCCGGCGTCGACGACGGCGGCGATCTCTTTCATCGGGTCGGACAGGTAGCGGACTTGCTGCGGGATGTCGACGACGGTGAAGCCTTCGGCGGCAAGGTTGGCGCCGAGCTGGTGGCCGCCCCAGGGGTCTTTGGCGACTTCGCGGATATGGACCTGGCTGGCGTCTTCGATCAGTTCTTCCTGGATCTGTTCGAGGTCGATCATGTTGCCCGGGGTGGCGATCAGGTGACCGCTATGGACCCAGGCCTGGTAGTGGGCATTTTCCGGTTTGTCGACGGTGGATTGCGGGACGTAGTTGCGCGAGAAGGCGTAGTAGTGGCGGCCGTCGTCGAGATCGCGCCAGCAGAGTTGGACGCGGCTGGCAATGTCCTGCTTGCTGGCCAGGTCGAGGCCGGCGACACAGCCATCCCAAGCGTGGCTTTCGATGCTCAGGGCGCTGTCGCCGGACTGCTGCAGGTTGTGCAGATTCAACCATGGCGAGGCGGCGGCGACCCAGACGTTGAGGTGCTTGGTCTTGAATACGTTCTGCTTGCGGGTATCGGCGACGGCGTCGCGCTGCTGCAGCTGGAGGTACTCGGCATCGATGGAGATGCCGTAGTTCGGGTTGGCTTTCTGGAGGGCGAGGTCGCTGGTCCAGTCGTCGTCGTCGTCCATGGTGAAGACGATGCCGAAGCGCTGGTCGTTTTCGATGGTGCCTTCGAGGATCTTCTGCAGCTCTACCTGGTGCAGGTAGCAGGGGCCGGAGATGTCGGAGCCGGCGGTGGTGATGACGAGGATGAGCGGCTGCGAGCGGGCGCCCATGCCAGTCTGCATGGTGTCGAAGAGTTCGCTGGTCTTGTGCTCGTGGTACTCATCGACGATGGCACAGCTGGGGCTGGCGCCGTCGCCGGGCTTGCCGATGACGGGCTCGAACTTGCTGTTGTTTTCGGCAATGGAGAGGTTGGAGACGTTGACCATGATGCCGTAGGCCTGGACGAAGCGCGGAGTGGCGCGGGCCATGAGCAGCGCGGGGCGGAAGACTTCCATGGCCTGGTCTTGCGAGGTGGCGCCGGAGTAGACTTCGGCGCCGAATTCGCCGTCGGCGGAGAGCATGAAGTTGCCGATGACGGCGGCAAGCGTGCTCTTGGCATTCTTGCGCGGGACGATGATGTCGGCGACGCGAAAGCGACGCTTGAAGGTGACTTTGTGCACCCAGCCGAAGATGCTGGCCAGGATGAAGACTTGCCAGCGTTCGAGCTTGATGAGCTGGCCACGGGCGGCCCAGTCGCCTTTGATGTGGGGCATCAGTTCGGCGAACTTGCAGATGCGCTCGGCGGGGTGGTAGGTCTTGCCCTTGGTGTCGGTGAGTTCCGGGTTCCAGACGTAGGCGAATTCGCCGGCTTCGGCGCGGGCGAGGTCGTTGAGGTGACGCTGGCAGGCGAGGCGGTGCCATTTGCAGGCGACGACCTTGCCGGCGACGACGTCACGGGCATAGGCCGTGGCGATGTCGCCGTAGGATGTCGGCGTGCTGGTCAAAGCTGGGCCCACTGGTCTTGCGTGCCTTCTTCGAAGAGCTGGCCCTGGCGGTTGTCACTGGTGCGGACGCGGGCACGGGCACTGGGCGAGAGGCCGAAGAGATCAAGGTAGCGGCGGACTTCGGCAGAGGCGTGGCGGCCGACGACCCAATGGTGCGAGTAGGTAAAGTTGCCGTTGGCGGTCTTGATCATGAGGCCATCGCCGCCGGTGTATTCCTCGCCCTTGGCTTCGGCTTCAAGGCGGGCGGTCTCAGCTTGCTTCATGGCGCGCGAGAGCTGGTTCTCGGCCCAGACCATCTTGGCCCAGGCCTGGCAGTAGAGCACCAGGGCGGCGCGGTCGAGTTTCGAGACGAGGCCGTAGCGCTCGAGCTCGCCCGAGATCCGCTTCCATTCCTTCTTGGCCTCGGGCCAGATCCACGAAGGGAAACTTGGGATCTCGACTTCCGGCTGGAATTCGTCGAGCAGCGCCCCGAGCGGCTTCTTGCTGGCGTTGCCGCGCAACAGATGCACGTTGCCAGGCAACGGCTTCGGTCCTCTCTGTCCCATGGCAATCTCCGTAAACGAAAAAACCGCCCGAAGGCGGTTTGTTGAATTGGTTGCTGGTCTCTCCCAGCTGTCACGACTATTTCACGTCTCACTCATGGCCACATGGCCGGATCGGTGGGGCTTGCAGCACAGCTACACACCTCGTCGTTCTCCCCTTTCGCTCGCGGGTAGGTTGTTGGTGGACAGTGCTGATCTCTGGCATCTAGCTAGGCACAGCTTCAGGCTGCTAGACCGCGAGCTGTATTCAATCCCTGTGCGCATCAGCCTGCGCATTCACCAACACGACTGGAAACTAAGCACTCTTGAGAATGCCATTTGGCGACAAGCTTCCAGTCATCTTGGTGCACACGTTTGCACACCGGAGGGCACCCCCTCCCCCACAAACCCCCGCACGAAAGTAAATGCC